CTCTAACTTTGTTATGCACAGCGTTTTTACGCAATGCTTATTCATTCTAATAAGAAGTGTTTTTTTAAAACACATCCGTTTAGATTTAATAAGTCATTTCTCTCTAATTGGGATTGTATAAAGAATTTGGAACCCTGTAATTGTTTCGAATTCGCATATACTAGAAACTGTCCTGATTACGATAATGATGATGTCGATGAAGACGAATTCATACGTTACCTTACCAATTCGGACGAATGGAAAGAGATTCGAAATCCCCACCACCCTATCCGTTATTCATTAATTAACCGTGGAACACGAGTTTTTAGAGATACTTATGTTAAAGATGCTCTTAAAGACTTCGATCGTGAATATTATTATAGAATTTGCGACAAGAATAAAACTCCTAGACCAGGTAGAATGTTCCAATCGCTATTAGGTTATCTTTATCCTAAAGCACGAAAGCCAAGATCAAGTGAAAGTTACTTTTACAATTGTTTGGCACAAGCAGAAAATTATGTTCTCAAAAATTTCGAAAGATGTGTACCGCTTACAGATACTGAAGTATTTGAAGTATTGCCCAAAAATACCTCAGCAGGTTACATTGGTAGAAAGTTATACGACAGAGCTATGAAAAAAGGAGAAATGTTGGATGATATTCGAAAAGAATATTACAACATCAGAGGTCGAATACAACGAGGCTTGCGAGTCGACGATTATTGTATTTACACAATGCGTGGTCACCTATCAGATAGATTAAAGACGAAAACAAGACCAGTATGGCTTGTATCTGCACCAACCATGTGTTACGAACTCAAATATTATCAACCATTTTATTATCAGCTCAACAATAACGAGTTTTTCAAAAAACATGTTATTACAGGAAAAGGTTCAATGAGCAGATTGTTTAATTATCTAACTTCAAATGATGGTTTAGATTTTTACAATACAGATATATCACAATGGGATACTTATAGAGCGTCATGGTTTCATGAACGCATGTTAAATAAATTGCGACATAAATTGTATTTATCACGAGAACAGCACCGTGAGTTCGATTTTATTATTGATCAAGCGATCAGAACTAAGGTAAACTTTCCGTGTGGAAGAGTTTTCCAAAAAGAAGCAGGAATTATTTCAGGTACCGGAGGAACATTGCTTCTCAACACATTGTTGAATAAAATAGCTGGATTTACTATTTTATACATGATGAAAGTCTTCTCATTTAATGTTGAAGATGGATTCTGCAGCAGCGTCAGAGATCCGAATTGGCTTGGTGATGATTTTGCTTTCTTTTTATGTGGAAGTGAAAAATTTGATTTAATCAGATTCACCAAATTAATGGAAAAGTATTTTTCGGTAACGGTAAATCAGGAAAAGACAGTTTTTGCACAAACTATGGATGATCGAAAATTTTTAGGTTATCAGTTAAAGGGTGGATTGTTATTTAGAGAGACTAAAGAATTATTTCAGTCGTTATTATATAGTGAACGAGGTTTCTTTGATGACGAATCTATGCTAGCAATCTCTTTTTCGAGATTCTTTTCTTATTTGTTACTAGGAGGTATTAATGATAGTAAGTTTTTAGATTTTTTCTACTATTATATGGGCATTTATGGTACTAGATTAGAAAATATTAGGTACATATATGTAACAGATAGCATGGATAATATCTTTAAATTGATAAAAGATATATATAACATCAATATACCTAGATTTAGTTTAAGTGTATTCCAGAAGATGGATTTAATGCAACTTAAATATTGTTTGCTAAAAGGCCACGATCTAAATTTCAGTGACCTCTTCTTCTAATAAAGGGTAGTTATTTTTTAAAAAAAAAAAAAAAAAAACG